CCGGGCAGCAGGGGTTTCGCTGCGCTTTACGCCACCCTGCGGGGGAACTGCGGACATGAAAAAGGCAGCCCGGGGGCTGCCTTTTTCCTTACCGCTTCATGTTGTAGCGCGCGAAATTTGAAGGCTTCGTGCGCGCTATTTGCGTAGCGCGCACTGTTTCACCCACGGCAAAGGAATTTCAATTTTAGAGCTGAATGACCTGCCTGATGGTCGAAGCGTTGCGCGCCAGGAACGTCATGAAGTGCTCTTGACCCGGCTTCGACCAGGCCAGCCTTGCGGCGTCCTCCGCGCTCTGCACAGCGTATAGGTTCACACTGTTCTTGAGCGTGGTGCTCATCGCTGCTGCAGGTTCAGCGAGGCGCTGACCCGGCATAACTGGCGCAGGCAGCGCAGGGGCGGGAACCCCCGCAAGGCCTCCAGTCGCGTGTCGGAAGCGGCGGCCCCAATCAGCCAAAGCGCCCATACCTCTTGCGTTGAAGTCCTCAAGGAAGGGTAGTGCTCCAGGCTGCGTCACAACGGCGGCCCGCGTCACGTACTCCTGATCCGAGAGCCATACCGGGATGCTGTCGCTGGTGCTAGTTCCGGGGCCACGAACATGACCGCCCTCGGCGAAGGCAGCACTTGACGCCATTGCTGCCAGTTGCATCCAACTGCCGCCACCTGCCGCAGCACCACTTGCGCCGGAGCCGAAGAGACCGCCCAGGATGCCACTGAACAGATCGGCGCCACCACTGAATATCCCACCTAGGACGTTCGCAAACGTCCCGCTACCGGTCGACGAGGCCGAGGTGATCGCGTCCCCCATGGCAGCGGCGCCCTGGGTTGTAGCGGCACCAATCGCCTCAGCTGACGCATCAACAGCTGGCGCAGCTCCAGCCACTGCACCAACTGGGCGAGTACCGTTCGCCGCAGCCAGCGCAGCAGCAGCGTTCGACACAGCTGCCGCGCCTGTTACAAGCGTGCTGCCGGCGGCGCTCATCTGGGTGGCAGAAGTTGAAACAGCAGCGGCTCCAGTGGTGAGCGCAGCGCCTTTCGACGCCTCGCCAAACAGGGAGGAAAGGCCGTCTGTAGCCATCTGTGAAAGGCTCTGCGCTGCGACGCTCGCCATGGACCGCGCGATATCCTGAACAACGGATAGTGCGGCCTCCTTGAGGCTCATCGTGCCGGACGCCAGCCCCTCCAAGGCGCCTTGCAGGCCGTTCTCGAAGCCCGCTTTCAAACCCTGGGTCAACTGGTCTGTGGTGGCGCGCAGCCCCTCCAGCTGGCTTTGCAGGTCCTTCACACGCTCCAGAGCCTGCGGATCGCCGGTCCTGTCGGCCAGCTCCCTCATCTTCGGTAGCAGCGCGTCGACCTGATCGGCAGTCGCCTTGTGCAGGTCTACCAGCTTCTGGCGGGCACTGAGTTCGCTCATCAGGCCCGTCTGCTGTTCAGTCTGGATCGACTGCTCGCGGCGCGACTGCTCGTTGAAGATGCGCTCAATCTGCTGCTGCAACTGGTCCAGCTCGGCCTTGGCCTTTTCGATGCCCATCAGCTTGCCGACCAGGCTGGCGCCTTCGGTGTTACCAGCCGCCTGCAGGCGCTGCTGCAAGGCGCCGTACTTCTTCTCGATCTCAGCGCCGGCAGCGTCGACGCTCTGGCCTGTGGCCTTGAGGAGGTCGAGTTGCAGTTGGGCTAGCAGCTTGGCGTCCTTCTTGGCCTGCTCGTCTGCCTTTTTCTGCTTTTCGGCGGCATCGAGCATCGACCAGGCCGCCTCGGCGCGGGCTCTCAGCGCTCCAGTCAGATTGCGCTCCTCCAGCTCGTACTCACGGCGGGCAGCCTTGGTACCGCCGTAGGTAGCGGCCTCCTTCTCCAGCTGCTTGACCCAGTCCTCGCTCTGCTTGGCCGCACGCGCAGCAGCCTTGTCCGTGCCGCCCGCAGGCTTGAAGGGTTCAACCGTAGTTGACCCTACCGGCGCCTGGCCCTGGGTGACTACAAGGGGTGGAGCCGTTTTGGAGTAGAAGTCCTGCAACTGCTGCTGCCACTTGTCGAGGTTGGCCTGGGTCTCGGAAAGCGCGTTCTCGTAACGCTGAGCCGCCTTGTCATCGCCCTTGGCGTAGGCCTCATCGAGCAGCGCCTGGAAGCGGGCAAAGTTCTTGCTCTCCCGCTCGATGGAGTCCTCCAGGCGTACCGCGTCGCCGCCGGCCGGGCCATTGGTGCGGGCACCGAACTCTTCGCCGACCCAGTTGCTGAAGCCTGCGACGCCACCGGCGCCCTTGGCAGCCCATTCGACGGCCTTGCCCATGCCCTGGATCAGCTGGTTGAGGCCCTGGACAACGGCCGGGTCCTTCAGAACGTCGCGCAACGACTTCACGGCGTTGGTGTAGGAGTCGATGAAGCCCGACTCACCAGCCTGGACCTTCAGCTCTGTGAAGGCGTTTTGCAGGCGGTTCAGCTCGGCGTTCAAGCCGCCAGCGGCCTGCTGGGCGGCCGGGCCGTAGGCTTCCTGCAGGGCGGCGCCGAAGCGCGGCAGGAACTCGGCCGCAGGGATCATGCCCTTTTCCAGCCACTGGTTCAGTTGCTGGGTGTTGGTGCCCAGCGCCTTGGCAGCCAGGCCGAATGCACCGGGTACTCGCTGGCCGAGCTGGAGCACCAGTTCCTGGGTCTGCACCTTGCCCTTGCTGACCATCTGCTCCAGGGCGAGGAGAATGCCGTTGGTTTGCTCGCGGGTCAGGTGCAGTGCGGTCGTTGCGGAGGAAATGCCCTCAAATACCGACTGCAACGACTTGCCCAGCTCGGGCGTCTCCTTCGCGGCCGCAACCAGCTTGGCGTAGGACTGGCTCGTGCTCAGCAGCTCCAGGCCGAGGCGTTCGGACACCTCGCGGACGTACTCCAGCTCTTGGCGCGCCTTGGCCGAACTACCCGTGGCGGCCTCCATGGTGTAGAGCGCCTGCTGCCATTCCAAGTTGGTGTTGACCACCGCTCGGCTTGCCGAGGTGAGGCCATAGCCTCCCACTCCGACGACCAGAAGCCCTTGCAGACGACGAGCAGTGGCCGCCAGGCTGGTCATGGCGGTGTTCGCTCCCTTGGCCTGACTCTCCACGCCCTGGAGCGTATCGCGACGCGCACGGATCTTGTCCATGGACGCGGCGTACTGGTCCGCTTGCAGACGCCCGGCGCGCATGTGTTCGGTGAGCTGTCGCTCTTGCTCATCGAGCTTGGCCAAGCTGCGTTCAGTGCTGTCGACCTGGCCGAGCAGCCGTTGCAGTGCGCGGGCCTGCTGCTGTTGCTCGACCGTTGCCTTGGCCGCCGCCTCTGCCGCTTTCTGCTCGGCGGCAATCTGGGCAAGCCGTGTGCGCTCAGCGTTGCTGTAGGCGTTCATGGCGGCGGTCTGTGCCCGGGCGTTGGCCTCCCAGGTGGCGTTACTCGCAGCAACCGCCATGTTCAAACGCTGGGCGCTGGCGGTTGAGCCATCCATAGCCGACTGTTGCGCCAGACTGGCGGCTACCATCGCCTTGATGCGAGTGGCCTGCTGGTCGGCACTGTCACCGATCCGGCCCAGTTCCTTGTTCGCGCTGCTGGCCTTGTCCCCGACGTTGCCGATGGCATTGCCTAGCGCATCGACGGCGGCCTGGCCGTCCTTCAGGTCCGCTCGGATGCGTAGCGCAAGCTCCAGGTCCCTATTTGCCATTGAGGAGGCTCCCGAATGCACGCCACCGATAGTCCCAGTCTTCTTCGCTCACTCCGGCCGGGGCCGGTGGCACTGCGTGCTGCTGTGCATAGCGGGCGCGGAGCGTCTCTGCCGACGCGCCAAACACATGGGCATAGACCTCCTGGTCCCGACTCGTCCAGGCTGGAGCTTCCGCAACTGAGCCCGGTTTGACTGCGCTATTGACCGCGACGCGGGACAGGTCAGTAAGGCTGCGTAGGGCCGGGTTGTTGGTCAGCGCGACGCTCTGCAGATCGGTGACTTCCAGCGTCACCCGGTCATAATTGAAGACCGGGGAGATATAGCGGTACTCCCTATTCGTGATCATCTGCTTGGCCTTCTCGGTCCAGCGGGCATCAGTGACGTACAGCCCGTCAGCTCGCCACTCCAGCCCCTTGAACCACCCCGCAGCAGGTGCAACTGCACCCGGCTCAAGGCTCTGGTGTTCGTAGTCGATCAGGTAGTCCATCGACCGTTGCGAGGCCTTGGCCACAAGCTCGCGACCTCGCTGCTCGGACAACTTCCATGCGCCTGGGAGTGGCCGCCCGTCATCAGGACGAAAGTCGCCGGCTGGCAGAATTCGAAACGCTCCAGTGGGGCTGGTAAGAGCTGACAGCACTGCACATCCATTTCGCATGGTCAGACCTCCTGATCAGCGACGAACGCTGGTAGCGGCAGCAGCTCGCACCGGCTCCGTAACGCCCAGGCTCTTCAGCTTCTCGTTGATGTCGCGTACCTCGACCTCGATGCCGCTCAGTTCCTGTTCGATACGTTCGATCTCGGCATAGCGCTCATCGACAGAGGGGCATCCATCGCCAGGCGTACTGGTAAGGTGCTGATCGATGTATGCGCCGACCTTCGCTTTGATCTGCTCACCGAAGAAGAAGTAAAACGCCAGGGGCGTCGCTGCGAGATTGACCAGACCGGAAAGCAGGTCTCCGCTGTCATTGCTGAATACCATGCTCTTGCTGCCGACCTGCAAGACTTTCTCAGCATCCTGCAGGCACAGGAACGGAGTGGTGATTCCGTGTTGCTCCGCATAGTCGGGGGCTCGCTTGGGCGAGGTGAGCTTGCGCAGCCCAGACTCCCATTTCTGGCTGACCGGATACTCTGAGCCGACGCGGTCGATGTAGTCGAAGAAGAACTGTTTGACGTCTGCCGCAGACAGCGGCATGCCATACAGCTCGACACGCCTGCCAACCAGCCGGGCTTGTTCAAGTAGTAGGGTTTCCTTCTCGCCCTTGAGAGCGGCGATGGTGTTCTTGACCTGGGCGTGAGCATCCAGGGCGTCATTGATGTTGAGCCGGGACATGATTGATTCCTTGATGAACTTGAGCACTTTTTCTCCCCTCGCCGGGAAGGTCTCAAAAAGCCCGCCAGGGCGTTTTTGTTGCTGACTGGTGCCGATGGATGCCCCAGGGCGTCATTTCGCGCTGTAGGGCGTTTATAAACACGACTAGCAGGCCTGCCGCTTCGTCTTCGCGCGCTTGATGATCTTGTAAATCATGTTCTCGGATAGATCGTGTTCACGAGCCAGCTCACTGTGGTTGGTGCCGGTGAAGGCCTTCACTATGCGTTCGTTACGTTCGCTGAGCTTGCGGTGATGGTCTTTGGGGATATTGATGAGCTGTCCTCCCCAATACTCGGTTACTTCATCCGCGACGACCTCACCCGCAGCCTTTGCCATGCTTTCCCCGATACCCAGGTCCGCAAGCGCTCGGGCCACAAACGCGCTGAGGTCATCCAGCAGTTCGTTGCGCTTGCGTTCGGATACTTTGCTCATAGCCGCCCCTCTCGACGATCACTTTGGAGGGCTCCAGTGGAACCCTCCAAAGCCCTCCCGGTCTTTCGGAAGCGGCGAAAACTGACGCCCACAAAAAAGCGCCCCGGAGGGCGCTTGAGTGAGCGGATATTCAGTGCTGTGTTCGCGTCAGGTCCAGGGCCTCGGCGTCGGTCTCGTTGAGCAACTGGACCAGCCCCAGGACCTGCCGTTCCTGTTCTGCAATGTCCCTGCGAAATGCCGCGAGCTGCTCGGCATTTAGGTTCAACGAGCGAGCCCTTCGGACGAAATGGGCTTTCAACAGTTGGAGGCCGACCAACTCGCCCAGGACGCGCATTTCGGCCTCACTCGCCATATCAGCGAAGCCATCCACGGCCTTGAGCAGGTCAGCTTTTGTAATCACGTCTTAGCCCTGCGCTTCGTTGTAGACAGCATCTCGACCACCTCATTTTCGGCTTCGGGCCGAAGCCAATCGGGGGTCTCATCGAGAATTCCAGCGTGGTCAGCCAATCGAAAGTCATCGTGGTGTTCCTGCGCCACCAACCCGAACTCACTGCGAATGCCGGCCAGGGTAATTTCCAGCTGTCGAATCGTCCCCGCCATGAAGTCCCTACGGTCGATGCCGGATACATCAGTATCCTGCACCAGCTCCGTGAAGGCCGCTCGGAGGTGCCCACGTAGGCCGAGGTCAAACTCAATACCGACCCGGGCAACCTCTACAAGCAACGCTTGAGAGCGCTCTGCTGGCGACTGTTTCTGGATGCGATGCTGAGCCCGGTACATTTCCTGTCGAGCTTGGTCGACTTCAGCCGTTCTTTCGGCCAGCAGTTGGCCTTGGATTTCATAGTCCGCCTTCACGTCAGCCAACTGCTTGCTGAAGCTTTCCTGCTCCTTCACGTGCTTGCTGATCAGCTCTTCTGCCAGCTCGATGAAGGACTCCTTGTCACCGGTTTTGGCTGCTTCCAGCAACGCGGTCTTTTGGTCGTCTGGAAGTCTTCGATACTGGCGCATCTCGCGGTAGCCGATACCCATGCGAGACATGGAATCCAAGGCCTCTTCACCGAATGCGCGGAGGTTTGCTATGTCCCGATCTACCTGTTCGCGCGACCGGCCCAGCAAGTCGCAGAACTCCTCCCAAGTCCCTGCCAGAAACTGGTCACCGTGACCATTTTTCATTCCCTTCAAAGCCCGGTAAAGCTTGTTCTCTTTGACATAGGCAAGCTTGGAAGTGGTCACCGTGACCGAAAATTTTGCATAAGAGTCTGCCATCTGAGCCTGGCCCAGTAACTGGTTGACCAGATCACGCTCTTCCATCATTTCCGAGGCGATTGCGGCAGTGTTCTGCACCATAGCCAAAGCCTCGTTGCTCAATGGCGCATCCTGCACCAGTTCAGTCTGTGCTTGTTTCTTGCGTCCCATGATTCACGCCCTCGTGGTTTACCTGTGGGGAAGCAGACCAAAATGCCTCGGTAGCCGTATTCCAATACTTTCGAATTCCAGCTTGTCAACTCACAGGGTTACTGGCTTATCCATGGCGGCGCCCCTTTCCCGTCTTCCTAGGCTTGCGTGACTTCGGGAACGGCAGTACGCGGGCCTTCGGGGCATCGTCTTGTACTGCAATTTCGGCCGCAACCTGGCCACTGAGGCGAGCGAACAGCACTGCGGAGGCGGGGGTACGCGCCAGGGCGCACACCCGCATGGCGCTTTCCAGATCGAACACGCGGGCCTGATGGCGACCGTCATCATTCCCTTCATGAGTCCACTGGCGCTGGTGGATCGCCGGGCGATCCTGCCCGAGCCTGAGTACACCAACGTCGATCCGTACGGCGAACAAC